GTTAGTTGATGTTGAATCTGTGGTGACCAACCAAACCTACTTGCGTGTAGGGTAAGGTTGATCTGATCCAACTCGAGCATACGAAGATACGCCTCCGTGCGCCTTATGTGTTTTCTTTTGCGTAACATACTCATCTCTCTTTGGTGTTAAAGGTTTGCGCCTATTTTTATATGCTTGCGCCTATTTTTCGTTGGTGTTAAAGGTTAGTACCATGCGTAGTAAAACACATGGTCATTAGGTTGCCAATCGTCAAGTGTTTCTTCCACTATACTGAGGGTCTTGGCTATGTCTTTCATGTACCACTCATCATACGACGTACCCCCAAAGAAGAACCCGCTTGTTGTGGGCAGTAGTTCTTCAGCAACTTCGGCACCGCCTCTATTTATTTTTTGACACCTACGCTTTAGGTCTAACAAGTCTCTCTTTGTCACACGAATCCTAGTACAGTTGTCTTCTGCATCCGGCGATAGTTTGCGCGTAAAGTATTGGTGTATGGCATTAGCCTTGCGCCAATACCCTAAGTCTACTTCATCTACATCCTCATCGTGACGAGGCTTGCGATGTAAATACATATCTAGTCCCATATCAATGTCCCATTAGTGAGTTAAGGCCTTGTATTATCACGTAAAAGAACGTGAATATAGGGCCATAAATAAATACATAGGCAAGCATCTCCATCAGCAATGAAGGCTTGCGTCTTGGTTGAAATTCTTTAGGTGTCTTAGGCATAAGTCAAGTCATTTAATTTTAATATTTCTAAACATAATTCGTGCGGTATCTTACTCCGCTCATGGTTGTTGGCTCTCCCTTGAGTACCGGTCTGCGAACCTCGTGGTGCAGACTCATGACAGGGGTCACCATTCTTACACATAGGACGTGGGCTCCAACGTGAGTCGTTAGTCCATATGTCTGTTGGCTTCATACGTGTGTCTCCATACTGACAATACGTAACAGTGTGTCGTATCGGGTGACGCTCCATGAAGTCCATCTTGCGTAGCATACCTCGAGGGTTCTCGATGTAGTACACAAGGTTGGGGTTCAACAGTGTAAAGTAGTGTATCAACTCATGTACTTTATCCATAATCTTATCACTCTTTACAGCGAACTCTGATGTAGGTTCTTGTCCGTTGCGGTGGTGTCTGACACCTGCAATGCTGTACGATGTACATGGGGGTGACGCCCAGATCACATCGGGTACCCATAGATTCTTACCGAATCCATGCACCTCTGCTACATCAAAGTCTAAGATGTCCACGACGTAATCAATACCACCGAACTGGGTGATGTCACTTGAGAATACATTCATCCCAAGTTCTTCTCCGGCTTTGCCCACTGAGCGTGAGCCGGCAAATAATTCTAATACTTTCATAAGGCAAGTTGTATTTAGTTATCTGTACTCTATCTTCCACACCTTCACGGTGCCTTCGTTAATCATCTCGAACACGCTATCCCAATCGTCAATATCCATTGCCCACTCAAGGTCATCCTTGTGGTGTGGTATTCCAAAGTTGTTCCAGGAAAAAATACCGGTCTTGATAATAAAATCTCCATCATCGTTCTTACTCGCTATCCATCTGTACTTGTTGTCGCACATCACGGACACCAGATCAATCTTGATTTGGCGTATCGAATCGTGTGGATGCGGGTTCACTCTTAGAGTAGGTGGGTAGTCCACCAATTGCTTATAAGTCATATGCTTGTTTATTAAATTCTACTTCTGCTTTAGCAAGCACCTCAAGTGCCTGCTCTAATTGTATACGTATGTAGGTACTGTGTAGAAGCGCGGCAGTATCCCGCGCCTCTTCCACAATACGTACCGCTTTACGGAACTCATTCATTATCCACCACGTTTAGAAGTTAAACGCTCAATGAAACTAAGTTTCTCTTTACTAAGCCCGGTGTTCTTCAAGTCAGTGAGAACAGTGCGCTCATCCTTATAAAACTCTTGGAGTTTTTGATTGACCTCATCGCTCACCTCATCGGCCACCGATTGCAGTTCACTTAGTGGTACCTCCTCTATCTCAATTTGTGATTGTAGAGTAGACTGAAGGCCCTTGAATGCGGTAAACTCATCGAGTTCAGTTACCTTACGGATAGCCATAGCCAACAGCGGGTCGGTGCTGTCATTGGATATGAACTCACGTAGTAATGCCTTCGCTTGATTCGCATCAAGTGATTCAACCTCCACGTTTTCCAGGATCGTAGGGGTATTAGGTACCACCGCTCGCTTGAGTACTCGTGAGTCCTCTCCGATAGGTGTAATACATGTAAGGGTAGGTAAGTTCCTACCTCTACCACAAAATTCTACGAATGCTAAACGTGCATCCTCGTAGTCTTTTGCAAAGACTGTGAAGTAAGAGAGCCTTGTCTCACCGGCAGGTGCTACTCGGTCAATACTTTTACTGCCCTCACCCAAGTAGGGATTGGGTACGGTTACTGCAAATACTTTCATATGCATAGTTGTGCGGTGTTATCCTCTTGCACTCTTGAGTTTGGTTATTACTAAATCATCTATGTCACTCATCGCTAATTCGATTTCATGGTCTTGTGACCCACCATCTTCTATCTCCATCATACATAGGTCAAAGAAGTCATGCACCTCATCCGTAAGATCTGGGTGCTTGGCTACGATGTCCTTGCAGTATGTAATAAAGTTATCTATCATCTTGTCATCCATTTTATACAGTGTAAATTGTTTCCGTTACGCCTGTCTTGTGGTCATAAAACATGGCGGCACCTCCATCATTCCCTTCATCATCGCACTGCAATATCAACTGCGTGTCGTCTTGGAATATCAATACGAGTGGGTTCTTGTACCACATTAAATCTTTCATCTCTGAATCTTCCAATCTTCTCACCGCTTTTACGGTCTTGTTCTCCAGCATTCTGCCGAATCTTTTTATATGTTTCTTATCCATATCCCATGTGTATAAGGTTACTAATCCGTTAATCAATTCCAAATGTCTCTCACAAATTGAGAGTAAATACCTATGTTATATCTGCACATTCATGCTCCATAACATCTCCGTTGTCATCTACAATGTCGTAGCAACAAATATTACAAGTCGTGTACTCCATACTAAACTCCTTCGTGAATACTTATGACTTCCTCAAGTGCATTCTCATAGTCAATAGAACCGTAGGTTATATCGGGAAAGAAAGTCTTGTGAAAATCTCCGAGATTAAAGTAAGCCAGTGTGGATGATACGTAGGTGCCTCCACCCATTCCATCATTCCATATGCTGACTCCAGGCACACTTGTCTTGGCTTCATACCCAAGTCCTCTACGTGTTTCAAAGTAACGTACTGAGGTTACTATTAAGTTATTCTTTTTCATTCCACTCTATCATTTATAGTGTTATCAATCTCATCTCGTAACTCCTTAGCGAGCAGTTCAGTAGGCAAGTACACAAGGCTACCCTCGTGGTCATACATGCTCACCTCCAGATTAAGCACCTCATGTTCGGTGTAAGGTGGTGTGTCGTACGTACCTTCGTCCCGGTACACTGCGACCTCAGCCACCACGTTCAGTGTGTTGTCTTTGTATTCTAATTCAAACTCCATTACGATACATCTTTAAGTTCATCTCCCTCGTAGCCACAATCAAGGCTTGTCCACAACTCCATAACCTCATCGACTGCATCCAATTGATATGCACTACACTGCATACACTCAGCGTTGAAGTTTATCTTAGTGTTTTTTGTACCACATCCTTGACAATCGTACGTTCCTTGTAGTGGTGCCTCAGTGTCGTATGCTATCTCATCCAACTCATCGGTAGTAGTTACACCAAAGGATGCGTTCCAAGAATCCACATCCTCTTGAGCATCCCAATCGTATGTGTACTTGCTGGATCCTGTAACGGCTGTGCTTCCGTAGTATCGTACGGCACGTGAATGGCTGTCGTTACTGAACCAATTGTCACCAATCCATGAGCCGGCACCCTCATTGAATATGCGGTACACACCCTCGTTGTCCATGAACACCACCTTGCTTGAGCCACCCAAGTATGTAAAGATTGCATCCTCAACAAAAGGATTGTCGAGCATCTCAATATCTACGTTGGGTATGGTGCCCACAAGTTCTGCGAACTCGGCAGTATCACTCTTGTCTTTGGTACCGAACCCCGAGATAACACCGTTGTGTATGAGTCCAAGTGTAGGTGTCACTGAGAATGGGTGTAGATACTCATCGCTCATACCATGAGTCGCGATACGGAAGTGCAAGAGCATAGGCTTGTCACCTACAGCGGAAGTTTTTAGTTCGCGGTAACGCTCAAGGAACTTGTCGAATGAGTCACCACCCTTGTTAGGAAATTTCTCAAGGCATAGTAAGCCATCAATAATGTAGAGCATACCGGCTCCATCATCGTTGTTGTTCCAACAGTTCTTTAGTTTTTTCTTAGGTAACATCTTACCATCATTCATAATTGCAATACACATAAGCATAGTTGTGCGGTTATATCCCATCGCACTCTTCGGTTTCGGTTATATAATTATTTTTGTTCTTCAAGAAGTTTGTCCATCGCCTCCAAAGTAGGTTGCGCATCAGTCACGTAGTTCGTACCGAACTTGTCTCGCAGTCTATCCACTGCCTCACTTGAGTAGGACACGATAGTACGTGGGTCTACCTTGCGGTTCTTGAGTCTACGCACAGCACTCTTGTGGAATACACCCACACCATCGGCACTGAAGTTGAATGAACCGTATAAGTCATCGGCAAACTGAGCGTACATGCTCACTACCTTGAGCACTTGGTCATTCGAGTAAACCTTACGCAAGTGAACACCCAATGCACTCTTAGGGTTGAGCATCATCGTAATCAATTGCAACGGCTTGATGTTCTCGTTGTTACACATGATACGCATCAGATCCCTACGCCATAGCATGTTGGTCACGTTCTTGAACGCAGGTGGTAAGCGGAACTCAATGTATCTACTTTGAATGTTGACCGCTGAATACTTGCCGGCACGTTTGTAATCACCGGGCTTACGTTGTATTTGCGAGTAGTGGTTAGTAATCCGGTGTCTCCATATAGTTAGAAACAACGGCACGAATGCTTGAATCGAATCGAAAAAGTCATCACCCGATACACCACGCTTACCTACATTGATGTGTCCACCACAATTTGCACCCCAGTCGGCGTTGATGTGGTCACGAAGTATACGCCCCTCCAAAGCACTGTCTAACAGCGGGTCATTCAAGTCATAGATTGGGCTGACCAATTCGAATCCATTGTAATCCGATAGGCTACCATCCGACTCGCGGCACCATCCTGTCTCATCCACAGCATCCAAGTCCCACGTATCCAACGGGTCATCATCTTCCTTCTCGACCTCGAAGCCGATCGTATATGTAGTGTCACGTGAGGTGAAGTCCCTGCGGAACCCACTATGGTACTCGTGCAGTCGCTCGGAATTTCTATCCTCCTCAAGGCGGTACTCCTCATTGCGCTCACTCCAAAATATGTTCTCACCCTCATCATCAACATGGTAGTAATCCCCATCTTCCGCGCAGTAAAACGCGTCATCTACCCAGCACCACTCACCGCTATGCATACTGTACGTACCACCGATGTAACATATTGTATGCCCATCTTCGTAGTCGGGCATCCATATCTTGTCACCACATACAAGTTGAGTCACGTTCTCATTGAACTCCCTTGATAGAACGGCTACACGAGTGAACCCACCATCGTGGTGCAACATAGGTGTTCGTGCCTCACTGTCCAAACAAAACATCCCGGCGTACTCGCTCGGCATCGTGAGTTGAACTACTTCATCCTCACTACGTACTTCTCCCAAGTAATCCAATACTTGTCCATCTTTCAATTCATCCATAGGCATAGATTTATGTGCATCATTAGCCCTGCACATTTAGGCTTAGGGGACTGCATGGGACTCGAACCCATAGTACACCCAAACACCACGTTATAAACCAAAACCAAAAGAATTGGTGCTTGTGTAGCAGTCCGTTTATAGTGTGGTCACCACTTCCAAAACATCCCCACAAACATAGGGTAACTATCTGACAATCAGTGTTAAAGGATTGTTAAAACTCATTCATAACCTACGGTTCAACGCAAGAGTGAACGTATAATGCTCACGTCAACCGTACCATACTTGTCATGTACCTTACACAGGTACGCCCAAGCCTCGCGCATCTCCTTCTCGGATGCTCTCTTTCTACCGGTGTGTATGGCTACAGCCCTACTCAATCTTTGCAGTTCATTCATACCTCAACGAATTGCAGTCCATAAACAGAGGGGTAATACATGTTCACCTTACCACTCGAACTTGGCTTGTGTGGTGGGTATATCCCACGCACAGTGTCATTGACACCACGAGACGTGACCACAGGATCGCCTATGCTCACCTCTACACCAGTGTCTATACGCACTAACTTCACTTCAATTCCATCATAGTTTTTCATACTCATTCACATTTGTTTAGGGGACTACGAGTGTCACGAGCACTCAGTGCAACAGGGGCATAGGTATCCCCTTTGCAGGTAGTCCGTTGTAGGTGTGGTCACCACCATCCAAAAAGTACGGTACTATTTCCGCTTCGCCCTACGGGTTTCACGCTGGGCTTGTGCCCTGTATACCTTGCGGTCTATCCGGTCAGCATACATATTCTCTAGTGCATCGGCTTTCATCTTGCCTCGAACCTTGCGCTTACTTGCACTTGCAGTCTTGCCGCCTAGAGTCGGTGCGCTCACCACTCGGACTACGTACTCATAGCCCTTGTGGTTACGCTGTGTTGCGAAATTCCCCATTACGCAGTGGGGTTTTGAGGGTTAACGAACATGTTGAAATTCCCTTGCACAAGTAAGCGGAATTGTGGGTCACGAACACTAGCATATGCACCGCTCACCATGTCTGTGAAGAAGCCGAATGATGCGAAGGCTTCGGTGTTGATGAAATCCTCGAACATGTTTTCGATGAAGTCACGCCCCATTGTGCTCTCAAGGGCTTGTAGTTGTGTGGTTGTGTTTACGTTTGTACTCATAAGGCAATGTTTTTAGTTTCGGTTATCGTTTCGAACACCACAAACAACCAACAAGATTTTTTAATACTATCACAACAAAATGTTAAAATCCCTGCGCATTATGCCCACCAATTTTCCTGCGTACATACAGGATCAGGGGTCGCGCGATGCTGCTTCACGCGTAAGGGAGGGGAGGAGTCAGTCAGTCCATCGTGTAATGAGCAAGTCCATGACTTGCGAAGGCGTATGTGTGTATGTGTACGCGCGTCACTCGTGCGCATAGCATGAAGGGATGGTTCACATTTGAGATTTCGCATTCTAAGGGGGTGTGGTGCTCACCAAATCGGTCTCAAGGTATGGGAGGTAGGGGGAAGCCGAGATAGTATAGAGATATCCCCCTACCACTACGTAGTAGGGGGTATATCTATAGAAAATAATTGACAAATCCAAATGAAAAAACACGCTTTAACAAAACTTTAACAGCACGTTTTAACAAGGCTTTAACAGAAAATTTTTGTATTCATGTGTGTAGGCGTATGTGCGCACAGGCAGGGGCGCAGGCGTATCCGCGTGCCCGAGCGGGCGCGTGTGTGTATGTATGTACAGGTGCGCGTGTGTGTGTGCGTATGTGTGTGCGCGCGTGCATGGGTTGATTCTTCCCACCCTTTTATATATCAACCCCCTTACCGAGCGCATGTGAGCGTATGTATACGTGAGCGCATACAGGATCTGGCGGGCGCATAATGCACACGTAAGATAGAAACACACTTTAACAAGGCGTTAACACTTTACAGCGAAAGAACCCCCTATGTTTGCAGTGTAACCAAAACGAAATACGATGAAAAATTACGAGGAAAGAGTTGTTGAACTACTACGTAGAGACATGGAAAGATTTGACAAACAAGTGCGTGACTGCGTAGTGAGCATGTACGACTCGATTGTGCACCATGAAGTGAATGGAATTACTAAAGACTACCTACCGGTAGTGAAACTGCTTGAAATTGTCAATGAAGTTGCTGATACGCTCGACCTTGTGCACGATACATGCAAGGTGACCCATGAGCACCTGTGTCACATGAGCCTAGTGTACTCGTACTGCGAAAGCGTACTCACCGGTGATGCTACACATATGGACGTGGTTTGTGACTTGATTGGTGACATTCTCACCGATGAAGTAGAGGCTAACACACGTGAAATTTACAGCCCTACATTTGAGGTGCTCGATGAAGGCTCACACTTGCAGGTGTACACCGAGTAAGCCTACATGATGCACACATGAAGCCCCGCCATTGAGCGGGGTTTTTTTTTGGGCCAAATCGAAAAACAACAGTTGCGCGGGGGCATTATGCGCGAGGGGATCAGGCGCGCTTAGACCTGCGCGAGCGTGCACATATATGGGCGCATGCGTTACACATATACACGAGGCTATTTTAAGGCGTTCTAAGGGGTTTTCTCCTCTTGGGTGGTGTGTTGGTATTGTTGGCGGTAATGGATTCGTTAGGTGTTCTCTTGGGTTGGTCAGTGTGCCTCCAATGGTGGGGCGCGGGGTTGTGGTTCTCTTGTGGGGTTGTGTGTGGGCGTGATTTGTTCCCCCCCTCATATGTACGGGGGGCGGGTGGGGGCTGTGCGGTGCACCTATGGGGGCGGGTGTGTGCTACGTGTGTGCACATACGCATGTGCGTACACATAGGCGTGCCCGGACGTGCCCTCGTGCTTGTGCGCAAACGCCCAAACCTGTGCACGTGTTCGCCTGCATGCATGCCCCCCCGTTCGTGCGGATGCGTTCGGGTGCGCGCGCGCTGGCGCCCATATAATATATTATCCCCACCAGAAACATTTCTCAGCAATTTTTACGGATCAGGAGTCATGACCCGCGTTGTTTCAACTGATGTGCCGAATCGATACCCCTATAACAAAACACCCCCCGATAAACGGAGGGTATTTCTTGTCGCTGTGATACGCGAAGCATGCGAAAAATTTTGAGCAAATTAAGGGCCCTTTGAAAACTTTATTCCGACGTAGTATGTCTGAGTTTCTTCTTGAGCCGTTCAGTATCCATTGACGCTGATGCTATGGATAAAGAACTATTGTGTCCCAGTACGTCGTTAAGACGGGATGAAGGTACAAGAAAAAAATGATAAAGTCAATAGTAGTAAATACCCAATTAAGCAAAGTCCTCGTATGTAATCCAAACATCTCTGCCATCAAGCAGTTCGTTGGCTATCTTGGGATACATGTGTTGATATGCATAGGTGCTTTTCCCTATGAAGCCTTTCATGTCTGCACTGTTACCGACAAGTAAGCAACCCGCTGTATGCTCATCTGTGTTTCCAATATGGATTAGGATGTATTCAAATCCTGGTACGTCGCGTACCCATAGCATACCCTTATGCATATTAGGGAACTTGTCCTGGTATCTTTTATGGAACCCACCTGTAGTGCGTAGGGTGACCCGATATGTTCCGGCTGGGATCCTGGTCTCACCCATTACCTTCTCGTCACGATGCTCGTCCTCTAATGTATAACAGAGGAATTCCCTTCCTTCTTTACTTTCTGAATACAGCGTTCCAAGAGTGAAGTCTTCTTGGCTGTATGTTCTTATTACACGTAGTTCCATAATTCCAAAGATAGTATATTTGTAATATGAAATATAGAACAGGAGACCCCAAGAAAAAGAAGAAGGCCAAGGTACGTGGTGTCGATGTAGACAAACTACCAGAGGGAAGAATCAAGGAGTTTAAAGCCCCGTTCCCATTCCGTAAACGCAAGAAGAAATGAAACTAAAGAAATCAAACAAGAGTGTTAAGGTGCCAGCACCTAAAGGATATCACTGGATGACAGAGGGTGGACGTCACTTCTTAATGAAGGGAGATTACAAACCACATAAAGGTGCTTCAGCAGAGGCTCCATTCAGAGTAGTATCTCATGACAAAGGAAAGAGCACTCCTGCTATGGAAGCGGCTCGTAAGGCTCGTAGTTAAAAGGTTCTTCACCTCGCATCTTTCTATACATTCGTGCTACATATAACCTACCTTTCTGTGTAATAGCATACCGCACCTTGTAGTTCATCTTAGTTTCATCTCTAAAGAAATGGTCTTCCATGTTCTGACTAGGCGTGAGTTTATCAAAGTGCTTATATATCCATCCATCCTTCATGAGCGGGTATATATATCTGTCTGCTAACTTCTTGTGACTCCTACTCATAGACTCTGCTATATAAGATATAGTCCAAAACTCCAGGTCATATATAAAGAAAAGCAAGTCGACCTCGGCTCTTCCCAGATCCATGTTGTCCCTCGCGTCTCTGTACAGGAGATGCATGTTCTTCATGCCGTTCTCTTGTATATATTTCTTCTCAATCTTAGAGAACTCTCTAAACTTCTTCTTTCGGCTTACAGTACTTTTGGGCATATGAGTATCTTTGTTAGGTAAAAGTAATACTATGGCATCACTTAGTGGGAATAAAATAAAGGATACGTTTGACAAGTTACTCAAACTTGAGTCATCGCAACTTTCAGCAACAGAACAAGTAGTAGAAGATGGGGCTGGAAACAACAGTGCGCTTAAACTTTCTACTGATACAGTAGAGACTACTGGAGAATTAAAGATAACAGGAACACCTTCTACGTCAACAAGCATCACTAAAGCACTGATGCTCAATGGATCAGGGATTGTTGTCACTCGTGACCTTAATACAAACCCAATCGGAACCGCATCTATTACAGCGAATACTCCTCTGTCAGCAACAGGGAGCACGGTTGAACTACAAGATGCAGGAAACTTAGGGCAGATTACATCTCCCGCTAATACAGACAAGTACTTAATCTGGGATGAAAGTGCTAGTGCCTATAAATACATAGAGCAGGTAGACCTAGTGAACTCAGTCTCTACTCAAGTAGTTGGCCAGGGTCTTGAAAGTTTATATGCAAGACCACAAAGCAGCAATGCTGTAGCCACTGGTAGCGTGTCGCCGGTAGTGCAATTCGCAGAAATATTTGGAGACTCTAACGCGACAGGATCAGTAACAGCCGCAACATCATCTGTAATGTTTGGTTCAGCCAATACTTACTTGAGTATACCAGAAAGTGGACTCTCTGATCCTAGAGATAATATCTTGGTTAACGAGAAGCAGGGATTCTTTCAGTTGACCGCATCTATAGAGGTGGACTCTACAGCAAACACAGATGTTACTTTCGATATCTATGACGTCAGTGCCGCTTCAAAAATTGCAGAAACCTTCAGAACCGTAAAGAACGGAGAGACTTATCACTTGGAGTTCAATGTATTATGGTACAGCGATGGAGCAGCAGGGTATAGGTTACAACTCAGAGGGTCTGCAGGAAGTAGTGGGGTAGTATACAGCGCTGACAACTCACATCTTGAAGTAAGATTTTTAGGAACAAACACCTCTTTCTAATGAACCATAAGCAGAGAATAGAAGCATTCCAACTCATAAGACTTAAACTAGGGGAGATAGAAGAGATAATGGAAGTGTATGGAGGAAAGAAGCAGTACCTGTCTATGTATTGCTTTGGAATCTTTGTGCCAGAGTCGGATCAGGACGAGGAGAAGTACGAGATGATGACCGGGATGCACATGGCTACACCAGACGAATACGATTTAATGATAGAAACTGTAGACGAAGTTTTTGAAACACACATCAACGACGAAGAGGATGAAGGTGATTCAAGTACAATAGACTACTGGCTAAATAAATAGAATGGAACTTATTAGAAAAATCATCATCGGGACTAACCCGAAAGATGCTATGGCTTATTATGTAGGCCAAAGAGCAGGCGATTCAGTTATTGATTCAATCATACAGGACGAAAGATGTTTTGTTAAATACGGAATAAGGCGTTACCTTGTATACATCTACAACAAAGACGAGGGAACGATGCTTTGGAAGACCGTAGACAATATGCCAGTATTAATTGAACATGACTGCGAATTCATATGATTGTAATTGACAACTTTATCAAAGACCCTTCCTTTATTAAACAACTAGAGGATAACAAAGACTACCTCTTTGGAGATAACGGATCTTATCACTGGTGGAACGGATGGTGGAACTCATCAGACGATACTATCAAAAAACAACTAATCTCGTATATCTGGAGAGACTATCCAATATACCCTTCAGTAAACCTAGACGGCTTTGAGTATTGGACAGGCCAGTTCGGGGAAGGCATGCCTAATGCAAGTCTTGGTATGCACCTGGATAAAGATGAGGCACTCTGGAAAAGCACTGGGGAGATTTCATCTCCGATTGTAGGTACTGTATTCTACCCTGTAGAGATGGATATCGACGGAGGATACCTTGAAGTGTTTTCTAATGGCCCAGAGAAACAGCCGGAGCGCATACGTGCAAAACACAATAGGCTAATCATATTTGATGCAGGAGGAACACACCACAGAGTTACAGAGGTAACACGAGGTACCAGATCTGCTATTGCAATCAACCTTTGGGACAAGAAACCAACAGGAGAACTCAAGGAGGAATGAAATCCCTTTATCACTTTTTAGTACGTGTACCTAAAGTAACCAAGGACACTATGGAAGTCAACGGTGAAGAAATGTATCTCGACACCAAGTTTGACGAGTTCAAACACAGAACCATGGAAGGCGAAGTGGTTGCTCTACCAGCCAAGTTTGACACCAATGTTAAAGTAGGAGACACCATGTATTTCCATCACCACGTTGTGCTTGGTGGTAACCACATGATGATGAACGAGGAAACAGTTCAGTTAGAAGAAACCAAGAAGCGTGGTCAGTTCATAAACCCAGACGACGACATATACGTTGTCCACTATGGAGGTAACTTAGATCCTATATCCTGTCAAGCCTACGCATATAAATGCCAAGACACAGGGGAGATAGAGTTGATTAGTGACTGGATATTTATAACTCCAGAGCCAGAGGAAGAGCAAGAGGAAACAATAAAGAGTGACATCATTGAACTCATACCAAAGGCTAATCCCCCTAAAGAAAAGAAAGGATACATAAGATGGTCTTCACCTAAGTTAAAGGAACTCGAATTGAGTCCCGGAGACAAAGTTCTGATCAGAAAGAACTCATCCTATGAGATGGAGGTAAACGGAGAGAAGTTATGGAGAACGTATTTACAATCAATTCATGGCAAGATCGAAGAAGTATAACAACATAGATACCGCTGTACGTCTAATGCAGGCTATGCAGATTGCTATAGAGAACATGATACAGGAAATACAAAAGCCTGTAGACCAGGAACTTAGCGGTTCTCAACGTAAAGCAGAACTGCAATCTATAAAGCAGACAGCGGTAGATGCAAAAGAACTTATCGTTGAAAGAGAAAGACTCGAGCAACTTATCAAAGGACTCCAGCAAGATGGAGAAATCAAAGAAGAACGAGACTATAGCGGAGGATTCGCGGAGCAATACTCAAAGTAATCAAGTCTTCATATACTGGGATTATTAAATGGCTGGACTTGTAGAAATAGAAGATGAAATTGTAGTCAGTATATGCCCTGACAAAACCAAAGGAGATGTCAGGTTATACTTTGACTTACCCATACAGTTCCCTAAGCAACCACCTAAGAAGGATATTCTATTTTACGATAAGCCAAAGGCTGAACAATACTGGCAAAGGATACCGTTACCCGATGACTTAAAGAAAGTAAAGTCAATGGAAGAATGGATGTCTATGCCAGAGCAATTCCGTAAGAAGTATACCAATTACATTACTGAAGAATATAAAAGAAGACGCAATGGAGTATGGTTCTACAACAACGGGGTACCTACCTATATCACTGGAAACCATTACTTTTTCCTGCAGTGGTGTAAGATTGATATCGGATACCCATCCTATCTCGATTTCCAGAGACAACTATTCATACACCTTGACGCTTGCGTAGCAGATCCACGCTGTATAGGACAGGTATATGTCAAGTGTCGTAGATCAGGATACACTAACATGTCAGCGGCTGTGCTTGTAAATGAGGGCACACAGGTTAAAGAGAAACTACTGGGTATCATGTCTAAGACAGGTACCGATGCACAGGAGAATATATTCATGAAGAAGGTGGTGCCTATATACAAGTCGCTGCCTTTTTTCTTTAAGCCTATTCAAGATGGTACGACCAACCCCAGGATGGAACTCGCCTTCCGCGAGCCATCAAAAAGAATCACTAAAAAGAACAAAACCTCATCAAGAGGTGAGGCTCTTAATACAATTATTAACTGGAAGAACACAACCAACAATGCCTACGATGGAGAGAAACTACACATCCTGTATTTGGATGAGGCAGGTAAGTGGGAAAAGGGTAATGATATACGAGAGGCATGGCGAGTGCAACGCACTTGTTTGCTTGTAGGTAGAAAGATTGTAGGCAAAGCAATAGTTGGAAGCACTGTAAATCCATTAGACAGAGGAGGAAGGCAGTACAGAGAACTCTACAATGCTAGCAATGTAAATGAGAGAAACGAAAACGGCAGGACAAAGAGCGGATTGTATGGGTGTTTTATACCAGCATACGACGCCCTGGAAGGTTTCTTTGACAAGTACGGAATGCCTGTCATTGATGATCCCGAAAATAGTATTATAGGCTTAGAGGGTGAGTACATAAACTTAGGAGCAAAGACTTATTTAAAGAATGAAAGGAAGGGTTTGTCTGGAGACTCTTACGAACTAAACGAAGTTATACGTCAGTTCCCTTTTACTGAAGCAGAAGCCTTTAGGGATAGTTCTAAAGCATCACTATTTAACGTACAAAAAATATACGAACAGGTAGAATACAATGATGATTTGTTTCCCAACCCTGTGGTTACAGGAAACTTTGTTTGGTCTTTAGGGCAACAAGATACAGAGGTCGTGTTTAGTCCTGATCCAAATGGAAGATGGAAGGTATCATGGATGCCCCCTGTAGAATTAAGAAACAAAAAGACACCAGAGAATGCGTGGCTAGGATGCGCTGGAGTCGATAGTTATGACATCGATGCAACAGTGGATGGCCGTGGCTCAAAGGGTGCTTGTCATTTCTTTAATAAATTCAACCTAGAGCATCCCTCTAATATGTTTGTAGCCGAGTACGCTTCACGTCCCCCGCTTGCAAAGATTTTTTACGAGGACATATTAATGGCCGCAAAGTTTTACAGTTACCCTGTGTTAATTGAAAACAACAAGTACGGTATCGCAAGACACTTTGAATCAAGGGGTTACGACCACTTTCTATTAGACAGGCCTGCACATCTCACGTCCAACTATGGTAGTAAGACAAAGACAAAAGGAATACCGTCGAATTCACAGGATGTAATACAGGCTCATGCACAGGCTATCGAATCATACATACACGCACATGTCGGTCTTAATGAGCAGACACTTGAGTTTGGTAAAATGTATTTTGAAAGAACCCTCGAAGACTGGGTTAATTTTAAGATAGATGACCGTACAAAATATGACCTTTCAATATCAAGCGGGTTAGCCTTACTCGCAGCACAGGGGCATAGAGTAGAGAAGCCTAAATCTGACTTTAATGGCAAGCAGTTCTTCCGTAAAGGTCAGATAATTATACGAAGATAATAAGAAGTATATTTGCAACAGTAGCAATCTTAAGTATGGATAACGAATACAATAATGGACAATCTTCATTTCCAGATCCCCTATGCGGTGTCGAGGAGAAGATGTCTAAGGGATATGGCCTAAGTTACGCGAAGGCTATGTTTGCTCAGTGGATTGGTAGTGACTATCAGAATTCATTGTACGGACGACGCAACAGCGAAATGGAACGCTGTAGAGATTATGCGCAAGGAACACAAGACACATCTATCTATCGTCAGATATTAAACTCTCTCGACAACAACAATGGTGATGGAACCTTGATGACGCTAGACTATACGCCAGTTCCTATTATACCTAAGTTTGTTAAGATTGTTGTAAACAAGATTCTTTCAAAAGAACCATACCCTCAGATTGAAGCAATCGACCCCCTGTCAAGAACGGAGAAGGATAAAAAGAAAAATGCAACCGTATTGCGTATAGAGAATCGCGATATGATTGAAGAAGCGAAGTCTCTTGGACTGCGCGTTAAACAAGACCCTGGACAACTACCAGACACACCAGAAGAAACTGAGATATTCTTAGACACCAACATTAAGACGGACGCAGAAATCTCTGCTCAGATTGCTACTGAGATGACATTGAAGTGGAATGACTTTAATCAATCTATCTACCGCCGCTGTGTTGAAGACCTAGCCACTCTCGGTATGGGTGTTGCCAAAAGAAGCAATGACCCCAACTATGGAATCAACGAGGAGTATGTTGACCCAAAGAAATTTATACACAACTATACAGACGACCCGACCTTCTCTGACCTAACATATGCCGGTCATTTCAAGTACATAACAATCATGGACTTGAAGCGTATCGCTGGCAATGAGTTTACGGAACAGGAGTACGAGGAGATTGCTAAGACTGTTATGAATAAGTATGGAAACAATCCTACTCAGTTTTCTACAACAGGATCCGGTTATGACAGACCTGGTACACGTTACCGTCAAGGATATGATGAGTACAAGATAGAGGTAATGGACTTTGAGTTTATGTCTGTTGATGATATCATATACGAGAAGAAAGAGTCGGCATACGGAAACATAGGTTTCTATTTTAAAGGAAACGAGTATAACGCACCTCAGCAATCTGTATACAACAGAGAAGCAATATACATGAAGAACGCTACGGTATATGGTGGTACTTACATTGTGGGTACAGAGAAGTTATATAACTACGGGCCAAAGAAAAATATACCTAAGAACGTACATGATATTTCGCGTGCTCGTTTATCATATAGTATTGTAGCAACTAACATCCGTGGGATGATACCTAAGTCAATGGTA